GCAATCAACCCATTTGATTTTTGGAAAGGTGCAAACTTTAAACTAAAAATTAGAAAAGTTGATGGTTATTGGAACTACGACAAATCTGAATTTGAAGGTGTTACGCCAGTAGCAAGTGAAGATACTGCTATTAAAGCAATATGGGCGAAACAGTATCCTTTGAAACCATTTGTGGACCCTAGTAATTTTAAATCTTATGACGAACTCAAAGAGAAACTGAATAGGATAATTATGGGTACACGAAGCACCGAAACTGTTGAAACAGTTGACCTCCCACAACAGGTCAATGGCAAGGTGAAAAGTACTAACGTTGTGAACTCTAAACCTGCTAGTGAGGAAGACGATACGTTGTCTTATTTTAGTAAATTGGCAGACGAAGAGTAAACCTTTCTCTCTCAAAAAACGTTAAAACTTCAAGGGCACCTAGTAATAGGTGCCCTTTTTCATTATAAATAGTAGTATGGCAAATATATTTGAACCCATAGTAGATAGACAAAAGGGTGTACTAAAGTCAGCCGAATGGTATAGGAATGCAGTACAAACTATAGCAGGTAGGACAAGTGCAAAAGCTCTTATGAGAAGTGGAAAACTAAATCAAAGACCTAGTGCAGGACGTTTGAATATGTATTTTTATGACCCTAAAACTAAAAAGAAATTACCATATTACGACATATTTCCATTAGTTTTACCAGTAGATACATTTAAAGGTGGTTTTGTAGGGTTGAATTTTCACTATTTACCATATATAATGAGATTTAGATTATTACAAGAGATACAACGATATGCTAGCAATACACAATTTGATTCTACAACAAGAATAAATGCGACATACAGTACACTTAAAAATATACCTATGATACAACCAACGATTAAGAAATATTTGTGGCGACACGTAAGGTCAAACTTTTTAAGAATAGACGCAGACGAAATGGCTATTGCAGTATATTTACCAGTACAACAATTTAGAAAAGCACCAGCAAGTAAAGTATGGGCAGACAGTAGGAGAGCAATCTGATAAGAAATGGCAAAGAGAACATTATGGAGAGTTTTGATAGTTAAGTTTAGAATGTGGTATGCTGACGTTAGAGGACACCACGGACATAGATGGAACTACGAACCATCCGAACATTATTTTGGTAGACACCCAAAGAATAGGAAATAGAAATGGCAATATTTAGAGCAGGTAGACGTATCGGTAATATGGATGTCCGAATAGGACTTCCAAGAGATAGGTCTTTAGTTGACGTTGAAAAAGATAAAAGACTTAAATCAACGGCAAAGGGTGGTCAAATGCCTGGGATGAATCAAGCAACGGCTATTGGTAACTTTATGTCCCAAATTAATAGGGGTGAAGGTGTTGCTAGAGCAAATAGATTTTTAATTAGATTATTTCCACCTGAATATAAAGCTTCCAAACCTAATGATAGTCGTAGTATGATAAAAGCTGCTATGGCGGCAATAAAAACAAGTAGGGGAAATAATGTATTAGAATCATCACAAATGACAAGAAATGTAGAGTTAATGTGTACCCAGGTTAAATTACCTCATAGGGATATATTAACTACAAATTACGTAACTTATGGACCAGGTAGAAAAATGCCTTATGCATATGCTTATGGTGCTACAATAGACTGTATGTTTATGGGAGATAAATTTTTAAGACAAAGAGCATTTTTTGAAAATTGGCAAAGTAAGATGTATGACCAATCATCACACAATTTAGAATATTATGATAGTTATATAGGTAGTATGGAGATTTATCAGTTAGGACAATTTAGACAAACAGACGAACTACATCCAAATGATAATACTAGGTTAACTTACGGAGTAAGATTGCACGAAGTATATCCAGAAACAATTGGGGAGATAACGTATCAAGCAATGACAGACGATATGATACCTATGGATATACCTATAACTTTTGCATATAGAACTTGGGAGAATATAACATTAGAATCATTGCAAGGTGTTGGTTTTAATGAAACACCTCCAGATATGCCAAATATAAAAGCTCGTAATGATTATGGAACATTTAGTACTGTTTTAGGAAATATGCCTCCAGAAATTAAAAGAGCAGCTAGAACTGTTATTGGAAAAATACGAAGAGATGTACCGATTGGAAAAGCTACAGGAGGCAGGGTGTTTCCACCTTACCATAGATCCAGAAGTACATCTGGTTAAACTAATATAATAAAAGGAGTAAATTATGGCATTGCCAATATTAGAAACAGCGACATATGATTTGACGTTACCATCTAAAGATGTAAAGGTTAAATTCAGACCTTTTCTTGTTAAAGAAGAGAAGATATTATTACAGGCATTGGAATCTGGAAAAGATGAAGATATGACCAATGCATTGAAACAAATAGTACACGCTTGTACATTTGGAAAAGTAAATATAGATACACTACCTCTATTTGATGTAGAGTATATTTTTTTACAAATAAGAGCGAAGTCAGTTGGTGAGATAGCAAAACTTAAATTGTTATGTCCTGATGATAGTAAGACTTATGCAGATGTTGAGATAGATTTGTCTAAAGTGGAAGTACACGTAGATGACGAACATACTAATAACATTGTAATTGATGAGAAGAAAAAGCTTGGTATGATAATGAGTTACCCTACAATCAATTCAGCAAAAGGTAGAGATCCAAAGAAAGAGAAAACTAGAGCGATGTTTGATATACTTGCTAATTCCATATATCAAATTTATGAAGGAGATAAGATACATACACCTGCTGATTATAGTAATGAAGAAATGCAGAAGTTTATAGACAGTTTAGATAGTAAAACATATAAGAAAATCAATGATTTCTTTGATACTATGCCTAAATTGAAGCAAGACATAGAGTTAGAGAATCCGAAGACGAAAGTTAAGAGTAAACTTACGTTGGCTGGATTATCGGATTTTTTCGTATTGCCCTCTCTCACGAATCTTTAGAGAATTACTATCAAGTGAATTTTGCATTAATGCAACATCATAAATATTCATTGACTGAATTGGAGAATATGGTGCCTTGGGAGAGGGAAATATATGTGAATTTGTTATCTAATTATATCAAAGAAGAGAACGATAGAATTAGATTAAGAAATGCAGGACAAAAAGGATAAAAATGGCAGACGATTTAATAAAAGTAAAAAAGACAACCGAAGAGTATGAACTAAAGAAAAGTGACCTTGTTCCTGATGAAGGAGAAGACGCTGCTACTTGGTATAATAAGACAGCAGGTCTATTAGACAAGTTTAGGGTCATACCTAGATTAGTAATGTTGGCATACATCTATGCCTTCTATAAATCAGTAACTTGGTTTATGACATTACCAGACCCAACCAATTCACAAGCAATGTACATATCAACTATAGTTGGTGCTGGTGCTGCCTTCTTTGGATTATATGTTGGCAAACCAGGTGCGAAGTTACCTAAAAAGAAATAGTTATGGCAAAAAATAGATTAGATATATCAGACCAAACGGCAGTAAGTATGCCTATGAAGAACTTAATTGCTATAATCGGTGCCGTAGCCGTTGGCGTGTGGGCATATTTTGGTGTGATTGAGCGATTGAACAAATTGGAAACTAATACAACACTATTAGAAAAAGATTTAAACCAAGCAAGTGAAAGACTTTCTGGTGATATAGAGAAGAATAACGAATTTAGAATCAAATGGCCGAGAGGTGATTTAGGTTCACCACCTGCTGATTCCGAGCAATTTATGTTGATTGAATTTTTGAGTGGACAGTTAGAAACAATCCAAAAAGATTTACAAAATATGATGAACAATGCAGTTAACATTGAGAGATTGCAGAAAGATATGGAAAAGGTTTTAGCAGACGTAGAGAAATTAAAGGACAAAATAAGAAGTGTCAAAAACGGAAACACAGGAGAGTAAGATATGGACGCAACAACACTAGTTACCATCATCACAATGTTTATTGTGACCAATACTTCAAGCGAATTTGTTAAGTATGATGGACTGATGGATTGCCTTAAAGACAAAAGAAAAATTGAGAAGTTGAGAGATGGTCGTAGAGTTATTTGTGGTCCATCTATGGCAGAAATAGATAAAGATGGCAACATTGTCAGTATAAAAAACAAAATGCCTGACCAATCTGGTAGTTTAAAACTAGGTGGTACGGCGAAGTCTTTAACAGAAAAGAAAAAAGAAAAAAAGACTAAAGTATTAACGCAATAGGATATATGATATGAAAAAAATATTAATGAGTTTATTAGTTGCTCTATTTTTAGTTGGTTGTAATACAACAAAGAGTATTAAAATAGAACAAGAAGTCGGTCTCTTAAAAACCGTACAAGAAAGAGGTTATGTTATTTGTGGAGTTAATGCAGGTCTACCAGGATTTTCTGCTCAAGATGAGAACGGAAACTGGAGTGGTTTAGATGTAGATTTCTGTAAGGCAGTTGCCGCTGGTATATTTGGTGACTCAAGTAAAGTAGAATTTATAGGATTAAATGCTAGTCAAAGATTTCCAACATTGGCGTCTGGCAATATTGATGTACTTGCAAGAAACACAACTTGGACAATTAGCCGTGATGTTAATTTAATGTTTGAGTTTGCAGGTGTTAACTATTATGATGGACAAGGATTCTTGATACCTACTGATTTAGATATTAAGAGTGCAACAGAATTAGATGGTGCGTTTGTATGTATTACAAAAGAAACTACAAGTGAATTAAATCTAAATGATTATTTTGCAGAACAAAATATGGCATATATGCCAGTATATGTTGAAGGTAATAAAGACGCAAAGGCAAAACTATTTGCTGGTGATTGTGATGTATTCACAACAGACGCTTCTGGTTTAGCATCCGCTAGAGCAGGTGCAGAAGACCCAAGTAAATGGATAGTATTACCAGAAATTATATCTAAAGAACCTTTAGGTCCACTTGTAAGACAAGGCGACCAAGAGTGGGAAGATATAGTTAGATGGACACATTTTATTATGATAAATGCTGAAGAGGCAGGTATTACAATGTACAATGTTGATTTAATGTTAACTTCAAAGAATAAAGAAGTTAAAAGAATACTAGGTGTTGAAGGTTATATCGGTCCTATGTTAGGATTGGGTATGAAATTTGGTTATAATATTATCAAACAAGTAGGAAACTATGGGGAATCATTTGAGAGAAATGTAGGACCTAATACTCCACTTGCATTAGAACGAGGATTAAATAATCTTTGGAAAAATGGTGGCGTAATGTACGTACCACCAATTAGATAGGGAGAACTATGTTTAAAAAATTATACGATATGATAGGATTTAGAAACGGCGACACTAAAATGTTATTAAAGATTTTAGCAGGTTTGTTTTTGATTGCAATAGTATTTGGTGTAGTATTGCATAGTACAAGAGCCAATGCAGATTGTACAGGTTGCGGAGATGATGGACACCAAGTTTGTCCAGTAGAAGCTGACGCACAAAAACCAGAAGTAGTATTTGCAGTATGTGTATTTGCAGATGGTTCATTAATTGACCATAAAGGTGCAAATAGTATGTCCGATTGCTTAAAGACTAAAAGAGAAGTAGAGAAAAAGTGGAGAAACAAATCTGAAGAAACAGATAGTGTAGAAATAAATGGTATTACTTACAAGATAGACGGAGAAAGTTTAGCATTTATGTGTGATTTAGTTGACGCAAGAGTACATCATTATAATGATGGTACTTGGGAAATAGTAGAGATACTAGGCAAACATAAAAAGGACGAATAATGTTAAAAGAAATAAAAAGATGGTGTATTGAAGTTTCAAAAGAACTTTGTAGTGAAACTGTTAATACAGCAGGAACTATTTGTGATAAAACAAAGAAAGCAAATGCTGACTTTGTTAAAGCAATAATGGATAGTATCTAATAGGATAATCAATGGCAGAATCGGTAGTAGTTGCTGACAAAGTAGAGTTAGTAGCAAATAATATACAGAATAAAGTAGGCGCAACATTGCTTGGAACTAAAGCGATGGCAGCTGATACTGTTAAAAGAGCTAATCCTACTGTTGATGTATTAAATAAAATTAAAGAGTTAAACTTTAAAACTGGTGAGAAACTAGCTTTAATTTGGGAAGTATTAAAGTCAACATTAGATTTAGAAAAAGACGCAGACCGTAGAAAAAGAGAAGAAGCAAAAGAACTTGCTCTTGAAGCACAGAAGAAAAAGAAAAAAGGTGCTGGTGGGTTAGAAAAAGTTGTTGAAGAAAAACAGAATTTTGGTTTGAGAAATATGTTGGCAACTGTAGGAACAACGTTGCTTACAATAGGTGGTTTAAAAGCATTTACAGGTGCAATATTTAGAGGAGGTCTTTGGGCATTGCTTGGTGCAATGGCAGGAAAAGCTATAATTTCTCTTCTTGATATATCAAGTCCTTCTGCTGTTGACGCAATAAAAACAACATTACCTACTGCTGCTGCTATGTTAGCAATGTTTAAACTTAAAACGGCATTGTTAGTAGCATTGCCTGTGATTTCTGCTTTTGGTATAGCATCCATAGCAAGTTGGTTGACAGGTAAAAAAGCGGCAGAAGAGGTCACAGGATTTGATTGGGGATCGGCAGCATTAACAGGTCCCGCTCTTGCATTGTTTTTGAGATTTGGTTTAGGGATGAAGGGAGGCGCCACTCTTTTTGGTTTAATTTCAGTTTGGCCACTTGTCATTGCTAGTTCATTAGCAATTGCATTAGGAGTAGGTGTTAGTTATCTTGCTAATAAAGTTGATAAAATACAAAACACAATGTTGGATTCATTGAAAGAAACTACAGAAATGACGCAAAAGGATTTTGAAACAAGATTAGCAAATGATAGACAAAATGCAATTGCTAAACACGCTTTATGGTTAGCGGCACTTATGGATGATAAAAATTTAAATATGGTACAACAAAATATAATGGCATTAAAGGCAGCAAAAAAAGGTGTCAAAGATGGTGAATTTAAAACACCAGAAATAAAAGATAATGTAATGGAAATAATTGATATGTATGCCAAGCTTTCAGAAAAGGGAATAGATAATTTATTAAAAGATAAACATAGAGTAGATGATGTAAACGATTTAAAAATAGAAGTATTGAATATAGCTAAAACTGGCGCATTTGGAGAAGATGAAAACGCAGTAATGATGAAAATGGCAAACCTTGAAGAAAAAATGCAAGAAGGCGCAGAAAGAAGAATAGACTTGTTAACAAATAAAGGTATGGATGTTCCTTCATATGTACATCAAGTTGCTGACGCAACTTCTCAAGGTACGTTTGGTAAAAAGTCAAACCTTTTTGAAAAATATATGAGATTATTAGAACCTGAACAAAGAGCAAGAGCCGAACATATACAGTCACTTGAAAATGATCCAGAATATTTAGCACTTAAAGAGAAATATGAATCAGATGACCGTATGTCTGGTCTTGAAGGTGAAGGTATATCACCAGATGAGGAAAAACGATATTTTGAACTTAAACAAAAAATTGCTGACGCATATTTGAGTCAGAATTCAGGACGTAATGTTGATATGAACCTTGCCGCTGTAATGAATACGGTTGGAATGTTGGAGCACTTGATGAGTCTTGATACATCTCATAGAATAGACTTAAATAAAATTGTTAATAGGTCGCAGTTGAAGAAAGATCCAGAAAAAGTAGTCCCATTCCCAAATTTTATAGATAACAAAAAAACAAGTATAAAAGCTGATAGAACAAGTGTTGGAATTACTTCAAATCGTGGGTATAATTCTTTAGGTACAGAAGAAGAAAAACAATCTGCTATGTACAACTTGAATTGGTACGGTGCTTCAAGTGATATTAAATTGAAAGAAAATATTAAGTTTGAAGGAAAATCTCCATCTGATATAAACATATATTCATTTAAGTATAAAGATAAAGAAGGTAGATATAAAGGTGTGATGGCGCAAGAGGTTCCTTGGGCATCTTTTTTTGATAATAATGGATATTTAATGGTTGATTATTCTAAATTAGACGTTGACTTTGTTAAGATTTAATACAGATGATAACAATACTAGAAAACGCAAAAAATAGATTAACAGAATTAACACAAACAAATAGAAAAGTATTTGTTAGATTATCTGTAAAGGGTGGTGGTTGTGCTGGGTTTGGGTATGATTGGTCGTTTGAAAATGAATCTAAACCAGAGGATATTCTTGTAGATAATATATTATTAGTAGATAAACAATTTGAATTGTATTTATTAGGTATGCAATTAGATTATAAAAATGATTTATTTGGTTCTAATTTTGTATTCAACAACCCTAAAGCCAAATCCTCTTGTGGATGTGGCACATCATTTAGTATTTAAAACCTAAATTCTTTTCAGTAAGTAACTTAAACTCCATATTATTATTTACACAATATGCTTTGGCTGCTTGCCATTTTGCTTTATTTTTGATATACTCATATGACTCACGCATATAAGATTTAGTTTTCTTTTTAGGTGGTTTAGGTTTTACTATTTGTCTTGATGGTTTAATTTCAATCATATACTTTTTATTCTTTGTTGTTTTAATGATGAAGTCTGGAAAGTATCTATGAAATTTCTTGTCTAATGGATTGTAGTATCTTACAGGCAATTCTTCACTTGCCCAAACTAATATATCAGGATTTTGGTCGCAATAGTGCATAAACCTACGCTCTAATAGTGACCTATACACTATCATATTAGGGTTGCCTACATACTTTCTAGGGTACGTTGGTCTGTAAATTCCTTTGTAACTCTTTCTCATATATTACCTATAAATCATATAAATATTAGAAGTATTTATAACAAGGATCAAAATGGGAAACAATGTCAATATAAAGAGATTTATTAATAACGCAGTAAAAGGTGTTAAGAGTTTTGTGGTTAACAAGGCAATGAATAATCCAATGAATCCTTTATCACTTATTAACAGTTGGGGCAGTCAAAATGTAAAAACTAGCTCAAATGCCGCTGAGATACAGGCATTAATGAAGAAATCTCCATTTGAAAAAGAGAAAGATAGATACTCAAATTACAAAAAAACTGATCCTTTAGGATTCCAACACGTACAATATCCAGCAGATTTAACAGGCAATGAATTAGGTAATTGGATACTATTCTTTACAATTAATTCCAATCTTCATAAAGGCAAAGAACTTGCTGCTGATTTACAATTGTCAAAAGGTATGGGTATGCCGAAAGCATCCCAAACAGATATTTTGAGAAGGCAAAATATTGAGGAAAGTGGTACAGGTGGTGATATGGATTTAATGAGAGACCAATATAAATTAAAAGGAATTACTATACCTAAAATTTCAACTGACTATGAAGACTTTAATTCTGTATCAGCTGGCTATAAACCTAACGATATGGTGACTAGTGCAATTGCATTATATATGCCACCTGATATTAAAGTTAGTTATGGTGTGGAATGGGGTACAGAAGAAGCAATGTTAGCAGGAGATGTATCTAAACTTTGGTTAGATATAAAAGATTCTGAAGAAACTGGTGGAGATTTAATTCAAAGTATGTTAGGACACGGAACTGGTATTGCTATTAAAAATTTGCAGGAATTACTTGGAAGTTTAGGTGCAGGTGCTGGGGTAGGTGATTGGGTTAAAATATTAGGTAAGAATATGGGAATGGCGGTTAATAGCCATAGAGAACAAGTATTTGAACATCCTAATTTTAGAGAATTCTCATATCAATTTAAATTCTTTCCTAGAAATAATGATGAAACTGAAAGAGTACAAAATATAATTACATTGTTTAAGTATCATATGCACCCTTGGAAAGAGGAAGATGAGTGGAAGGGACGTATGTTTTTGTATCCGTCAGAATTTGAAATACATTATTTAAAAAATGATCCTCCAAGAGCTGGAGAGGATGATGTAGGTGGAATCAATGAGAAGCTACATAAAATATCAAGATGTGCTTTAAAGAAATGTGATGTAAGTTATTCACCCGAAGGTGGTAATTTTAAAACGTTTCACGACCACGCACCAGTTACATATACTATTGATTTAACATTTGTTGAATTAGAATTTATGACGAAACAGAAAATATTGAAAGGATTTTAATGGCTGAAGCATATTTTTCACAGTTTCCGAAGATGATATATGACATTAAAGGTAATGGACATTACAAATTAGTACCTGATATATTTCGTAGAGTTAAAATAAAAAGTAAAATAAAAGATAATTTAACTCTATTAGAAGTATATGATGTTGATGATGGAGAAAGACCAGAACACGTGGCATTTAAATTGTATGGTGATACAGATTATTTTTGGGTTGTATGTATGATAAACAATATTGAAAATGTTTATTACGATTGGCCGTTGTCAAATATACAATTTGAAAGTTTTTTAAAAGACAAATATGATGAACCTGAAGCAGTACACCATTATGAAAAATTACAATCAAGTGGACCTCAAATAGGTGGTGGACCTGAAGATTATTCTCATATGATAGAGTGCAATTCAACAGACGCAGGCGCAGGCGCAGTAACTAATGCTGAATATGAACGAAGATTATTAGACAAGAAAAGACAAATTAAAGTCCTTGAACCAAAATATCTTGGTTTATTCGTAGAAGAATTTAAAAATTTGATAAGACAATGATATGGCAAGTAATCCAGAGAAATTAACAAGAGCGGGTGAATACGTTATAGATAACGCTGAAATTATATCTTATAGAATAACAGGTGGTGGTCCAGGTGTTGGCAATGTGCCATACAGGATGAACATTACAGGCATTATAGGTAAAATAGAATTAGACCAAAACCTTTTTAACCATTCAATGTATGGTAGGATACAAGTATTGGACGCAAACGATATACGTACAATATTACCAATTACAGGTTTAGAAAAATTAAATTTATCATTTCATACACCAGGGTTGGAGGGTCCACGTGGTGTTGCAGGCAATGATAATGGTCACCCATTTCACATAACTAGAATTGAAAATGTAGCACCTGATATTAAAGCAGGTAAGAATATTCAAGCGTATGATATTTATTTTTGTTCAAGAGAAGTTATGTTTAATCAAATACGTAAAGTTAGTAAGGCATATGATGGAGCAGTTGAATTAGCTGTTGAAGATATATTTAAGAATAAAAAATATCTTAACAGTAGAAAAGATTTATACATAGAACCTACAGTACATCCTACTAAAATAGTAATACCAAATACTACTCCATTTCAAGCTATTAATATGTTGCAACAAAGGGCAATAGCTGAACGATATCAAAATGCAAATTACCTATTTTATGAAAACAATGAAGGCTATCATTTTAGAAGTCTTGAATCATTATTAGCAATGTCAGGTGCTGGTAGACGACCATCAAGATGGCGTTACCGTCTTCAAGTCCAACCTATACGTCATCATAGTGGTGGTAGGGATGTTTCAACAGATTTAAAAGGTGTAAGAAGTTGGTCAATTAACAAACCAGTTGATATGGTAAATAGTTTATCAACAGGCGCTTATGCAAGTAAATTAATTGAACACGATATGTTTAATAAAACGGTGACCACATCTGAATATGATTATGCTAAAGATTGGGAAAATCATTTTCATACTGAAAGAAGTGAAGAAGGTAATAGTAAGATACCACTACCTAGTGCTAAATTTGAGGACACAGGTAAATATTTAAGTGAAGAATTTGATTCAAGGGTGATGTTAAAATCTCATACAAGCAATATACATAATGACTCGTATAATGCGAGTGCTAAATTTACACTACAAAAGGCAATATCACAAAGACGATTATTATTTAATGGTACTTTAACATTTGTTGCTCTTGGTTTATCTCATTTACAGGTAGGAGATATTATTACATTTGATGTACCTTTAATTAAACCTCTAGGGCATAATCAAAAACAAAAACTATCTCCTTATTGGTCAGGTCGTTATTTAATTTATGATTTAAAACATATTGTTAAAAGAGACCCAACAGAATATTTGATCCTAGTTAAAGCATTTAAAGATAATCCTGAAACGGCATATCCAGAAGAACATAATGAGTGGACACACGTGGCACAAGGACAATCACATAATGCTTATGATTTGGATGAACAAATAATACAGAAGGCAGGTATATCTAGTAAATTTGGATTATAGTAAAAGGGGAACAACTGAAAGACCCTCGGAGATTCGCAAAATTTTGGGTATTGCTACGCAAGACGTGTAAGAACTACCACTCCAGCAGGTCTCTTTAGAGAATACGACAGCATTATGACACAGCATATAAGAACAAACTATGAACAACTTGAAGCATTTGGGATTGACAATGTGAGCGGTATCGTGTATAGTGCAGGTCATCTGAGCATACCACAGCAAGGTCGCCAGACATCTAGGCTGTTTGCGAAGCCACACAGCCACTCCGCTGTATTCAATATGTTTCAAAATGACATATTAGGTACAATAATACCTTTTTTGAGTGATATTAAATCACTTACGCAAGAGTGCGTAAAGGTGGTCGCTGGTACGCAAACTCGCCTGCGTAAACTATTTTCTTTACGCAGAATGCACACGAACCTGCGTAAAGGTTGCGTAAAGGATAACTAAATAATATTAAATTGCGTAAGTGCTACGCATTAAAAGAAAAACAATATGGGAAAAAACTAAATGGCTAACTCAACATTTTTAGGATTCAATGACTTCATTTGGTTTAACGGAGTTGTTGAAGATAGACTTGACCCTTACAAGATAGGACGAGTGCGAGTACGTTGCATAGGCATACACACACACGACAAAGAAGTTTTGCCAACTGCCGACTTGCCTTGGGCGCAAGTTGTACTGCCTGTTACATCGCCAGGCATTTCAGGTTTAGGTTCTAGTCCAAGTTTTTTATTACAAGGCAGTTGGGTCTTCGGTTACTTTAGAGATGGCACAGATTGCCAAGAGCCAGTTGTACTTGGTTCTATACCTGGGCGACCTGTTCAGTCGGCTGATACTTCAAAAGGTTTTGCTGATCCTTCTGGTGAATATCCTTTGTATGTGGGTGAGAGTGATGTGAATCGTTTGGCGACCAATGATAATACGCATCCTGCATTAACGGCAAGAATGAATGTCGCAACTGGCATACCGACAGCAGATTTTAACGCAACGACCAATGCAGATGGCGGCGAAATAAAAGCAAGTGATGGCACAACTTGGGATCAACCTGCCATTACCTATAACGCACAATATCCTTATAACAAAGTTTACGAAAGTGAGAAGGGACATATTTTTGAAATAGATGATACGCCTGGCGCAGAAAGAATTTATCAAAGCCATTTTAGAGGCACGTCATATGAAATTGATCCTGTTGGCAATATTACTTACCTGAATGCCTATGACAAATTTGAAATCACAACTGGTCATCAACGTCACAGTATCGGCGGGAATAGTGACATTACTATAGATGGTCGCCATAAGATTTTTATTAACAAAAGCCAATCAGCCAATAACAACTATGACATACAGATAGGACCGAATGCAAACGTTAACATACAAGTAGACAAAGGCGATATCAATATGGTCACCGTTGAAGGCAATGTAAATATGAATGTAGGCGGTGATTATAATTTGAAAGTAAAAGGCAATTACGTATCTGATATTTGGGGCAGTAAGAGAGAGACCATAGAAGGCAGTAAGACATCTAACACTACTATGTCAGTAATACATAGAGGCGCCACTATTGATTTGAACTAAACATATATATCAAAGTCAAAAAATTCTAAAAAGAAATCTCAAAAACGAGGCCAGAGAAAACGCATTTGTTTAATTAATTAAAAAACTTAAACTATAAATGCAATAACAGACACAAACAATATACACACTTCCTTTTCCAGAAAAAAACCGGCCAGCATAAATATCTCTATAATGTCTATTCACATAAAATGTCTATAACAAAAGAATCATACGCCGACTTAAAAGAGTATTGGGACTTTCAACGTAAGATAGAATACAATAAAGAGAAACTTCGGTTGATGTCCA